TGCAGCCAAGGCGCACTTCTTGATCGACTACGGGCAGGAACACCACTTGTTGTGGGTATGTTTTCAAGATGACACAGGAGAATGTTGGACTTGGACTAATGGACAAGTACGGTTGCAAGAAAATCTATCGATGTTACAGGTGAGACTTGAACAAACGTAAGTTGCTGACAGATCGTCAGGGTCTGGTACAATGCCGCGATGGATGCAGTACCTTGCGACTATCTGGCAGTGGATTGGACAGGCCGACCTTGGGTACGGTTCGAGGAATGCTATCGAGTGAACGGAAAGATATACATTGGTTCAAGGACCGAGGGCCGAGTTCCAATGACAACGGATCAAGGACGTTGCAGGGATGACGACAAGAAAATGTACTTGCGTTATCGTATCGGGGAATTAGAATGGTTGTGCATTAGAAAGTAGGAGAGAGAAATGATGATAGATATCGATGATATCACCTTCCGCGTTTACTGCGCGAGGATGGATGCAGACAGTGGCGAGGGTGCATCAGAACGTGTCATGGCACAGGATAATGATGGCGGCGTAAAGATGCGTCGTCGTTCGCTTTTTTACCGACCAACTGTCATCGAGACTTTGATACAGGTTGGACTACACGTTCGTCCCGTACCCGTTCCGCCACAACGTGTTAAGAAGACGGAAGAAAGTTAACATGAGGAAATGGGATGAACGGTTTCTTGATCTTGCTGATAGGATCGCCGCTTGGAGCAAAGACCCATCGACCAAGGTTGGTGCTGTTATTATAAGACCCAATAGAACGCTTGTGTCTATTGGATACAACGGTTTCCCTCGTGAGGTAGAAGACAACTACGAAAGGTACGAGGACCGAGAAACGAAGAACCAGATGGTGGTACACGCTGAGATCAACGCGATCTTGACTGCCACTGAAGAACTTAAAGAATGTACGTTGTACGTGACACCATTGCATCCATGTCCACAATGCGCTGCTGCCATCATTCAGGTCGGTATCAAGCGTGTCGTGTCACGAGAAAACAGGAGAGAAGATTGGAAAGAACGACTGGCTCTGTCACAGCAAATGTTCAAGGAAGCGAACGTGACACTCGACGTAATCTCAAGACCATCATTCGCTACGAAACTGAGGGTAATAAAGTCTTCGCCGTCTGTGAAGGATTAGATGGCGAAAGATGGTATGAGTTAATACTTATAGATGGGGAAGTGATGCACTGACATGTCATTTAAAGTAACTCTCACCGACCAAGATTTTGTTATGTGTAAGTTGATAGGCAACATGAGAACCCTTGTTGCTAGAAACAATTATGTCAACGACAGAAAAATGGGTAATCAATCTGGACATCAGATAGATGAGGATGGTGTCATCGGTGAGTTTGCTTTTTGTAGACACTTCAACGTCTTCTTTGACCTAGGTGTGTCACCGAGAAGTGGTAGTTTTGATTGCATCTTGAAAGGCAAGCGAGTTGATATCAAGACCACAAGATACAAGACAGGAAAATTACTAGCGACTACGAAGGTCAATCCAGATGTTGACATTTACGTCTTAGCAATCCTTGATGGCTATGACATTACCTTTGCAGGATGGATTGAAAAAGAAGAACTGATCTCTGATAAAAACCTTAAAGACCTAGGAAGAGGTCTTGGATACAGCCTTGAACAAAGCGAGTTAAAATCATTTTACAAAACTGCTTGACAGTTTTAATTGGCAGTGTATTCTAAATCTACCGCTTAACGAAGAAAGGAACTAGCGAAATGCGTGCAATTCTTATCGATCCCGTAGCCCGTTCATTCACTGAAGTTGATTACAACGGCGACTGGAAAACAATCTCTAAACACCTTGGATGTGATTTGTTCGATGTGGTGTTCACTGAAGTCGGTGATGTATATGTCGATGACGAGGGTCTCTTGAAACCAAACCAGAAATTCTTTGTCATTGACGGATGTAGCCCACTTGCGGGTAAGGGCTTGGTGTTTGGAACGGTTGACGAAGAGGGTGACACAACCCCTGCCACAGTTTCCATTGAGGAGTTGGAAAAGAAAGTTCTCTTCATGGACACAAAAAGCGTCATGGATATGTTCAATTAGTTTTCTGAAACTGAAGCCTCCCATTGTTTCAGGGTGACTGCCCCGTTCCTAGGCGATAGGAACGGGGCTTTTTTTATCACTCTTCGTCTTCTTCGATCTCTTCCTCGTCTTCCGCACAATCGTCGGTCTCAACGAGTTCGCCGTCTTCATCTTCTGTAATGACGTTAAGTTCGAAAGCTTCACCCATTTTTTCATAAGTTGACCAAAGTTCGGTGATGCTATTTGCTGTCAAACCTGTATCCTCCAAAGAAATGTAAAACTCAGCCACTGCTTCTTCAGCGTCATCGTAATAGACTTCGCGGATCGAGTAAGAGACTTCCTCGTCAAACACTTCCTTAATAATGCGATAATTCCACGTTCCCATGATAATCCTCCTGATTTGGGTGACAGGATAAATATACCACGGTAGTGTGACATTTGTTAAACTAATCTAGGGGATTGGTTGCCATGCCCCAAGATGGGCCTATTTCAGCATCAACCACGGACGGAATGCGTAAATTCACGCAGTTTTCCATGATTTCCTTTGCTTTACGGGCAGTCTTCTCGTCCGGTATGGATAGAGCCAACTCATCGTGGATTTGAATCATGGGGAGGATACCCTCGTCAGCGAGGTCCACCAGAGCCTTTTTTGTCTGGTCAGCCGCCGACCCCTGAATTAGGGAGTTAAGGGCTTTGTAGGTGAACGCCCTACGGATATGGGGACCATACTGGGCAAAGGCTTCAGCGTGTGTCAGGGGCTTATGAACCCCGAAGCTTGCTGGTTCCCACTTCTCATACCGACACTTGCGTCCCAATAGGGTACGGATCAAACCATTCTTCCCCGCTCTTTCGGAAGCGTAGTCACTCAACTGCTTCACGAACGGAACCTCCGCATGATACGTGGCAAAGAGTTCCTTTGCAGTTCCGAGGTCCAAGCCCAGTTGACCTGCAAGCTTGGTGACACCCATGCCATAAAACAATCCGAGGTTGATGGTCTTGGCTTGCTTGCGTGGAACGCCAACAATGTCGGCGGCGATCTGGTGGAAGTCAGACCTAGCATTCTCTTGGTACTGTGCCACGAAATCGTTGGCACGATCCAGTTTCAGAATTGAGGCATAGTGGACCACGATCCGAGGTTCTTGGGACGAGTAATCGAAAGACCCCCACTGACATCCTTCTTCTGGAAGGAATAGGTTTCTGATCATAGGACCGATGACCTCGTCCCGTGACGGGATTTGCTGAAGGTTCGGGTTCGAGTAGCTGAACCGTCCAGTGATCGTGCCACCCTCGTCGCCGCGCAACTGGTGGATGTCAGCATGAATACGACCATTGTGCTGATGCTTCATGATCGTTTCAATGAATGTCGTTCGAGCCTTGTTCAGTTCCCGTGCCTTGACGATCATCTGTGGCAGAGCATGTTCATGGGCCGCCAAAAATTGCTTGGTAAAACTTGGCGCACCCGTGCCACCCGTGACAGGATATTCCAGACCTGCGGCATCGAACACCTTTGCCACAGATGCAGCAGCCCAAATATCGGGGCTATGACCATAATCCGACTTGATCTTTTTGAGGAGTGCGCTTTCTTGGCGACCGAGATCAAGCTGCGCCTGTTGTGCCGCATCCATGTCAACACGAACGCCACGCGATCTCATGTCGATGATGGACTTCAGAACACGCAGTTCAAGTTCGAAGATGTCGGATATTTCTTCCTTTACAATCAAACCCTTGAACAAGTCCCAGAGTTTCAGGGTCAGAAGAGCATCCTGTTCGGCGTATGGTCCAACGTATTGAGGAGGAAGCTTATACATCTCAGCCTTGGCATCCACTCCCCACTCACTGGCGGCGGCTGACAGAAGCTTCTCGTCTTTACGGTTCTGAAGATAGTCTTTACCAAGGTTGTTCAGGGAATAGCTAAAACGGTTTTCGTCAAGCAAGGGAGCGGCAACCATCGTGTCAACGATCTTGCCCTTGATCTCGATGCCTTCAGCACGAAGCCAACCAACGTCATACATGGCATTGTGGAACACATATGTTACCCGTGGATTGGAACATACATCCTTGAACCAAGACATGACACGCTTGCGGTCCATGTTCCCGCCAGTCTCATGCCTGATTGGAAAGTACCAAGCATCGCCACGTATGGCTACGGCTATGCCGATGATGTGACCGTTCTTGGTGGGCCAACCACTTCCCTTTGTTTTCAGATCAGGGTCGTAGGTTTCAAGATCGATTGCGATCTCATGTTCTCCCGACAGGTCTGGAAGACTGTCTGGGGCGCACCATTCTGATTCCGTTTTGAACAGGGGGGTTTGCATTCTTTTCTACTTTCATCATCTTGCCACACGGGCATCGAGGCCACTTGATAGCAACCCTATCTGAAGTCATGATGACGGCATCGCCACCACATGTACAAGTTACGGACACCATTGTTACGTCTACGTTTGTCATTGTCTTACCTATGAAATATTAAAACCTTTTGACATCATTGGATGAACAAGGTGTAGACTGCTCTTGGCGCGAGTTAAACCCACATAAAACACTCTGAACTCATCTTCTTCGTCGTAGTTGCCACGGAACTTACTGGTGTTTTGTCGGACACCATCCGTCAACAACATTACGTTATCACACTCGGAACCCTTTGCGCCATGGATCGTTGATATAGTAATGCGGGACTGGTCATCAAATGATCCACTTCTTAAACATGACCGAAGATATCTCCTGTCATCCTCTGATACTTTACCCAGTGTCTTATCCCATGGCTTGGTATGAAGAAGCCCGTGTGACATCTG